GACTTATTTAAAAACTACGAACAAAGTAGTAATAAGACATGAGTCTATATGACAAGATTATTGAACTATTCGAGGAGGAGGTTAATCAACGTATTGTTTCTATCATGAACGAATACGTCACCATCATTTCCAAGAAGCATGGGATTTCTCTGGATTTACTTCTAAAGGATATTCCTGAGATATTCTCAGGAACGATCTGCAAAGGTACGAAGAATGATGGGCGGAGGTGTACATTTAGGGGAACAAATAATGGGTACTGTAGACATCACGCAGCTCAATATAATCGCTTAGAACATGTACATATCACGAGGAACGTTACACATACACATGGTCCCGAAAAAATGTTTGTCGATGGTTGTCCGGGATGTTCTATTTCAAAAGAGCTTATAGATTTGAATACTATGATTGGTAATGAGCAAATCTGATATCCTACTAACATCCATAAATAATTTTTACAACGAAGAGGAAAACAGAAACAAATTGAAGAATATTCTAGATAAGTCGAGTGGTATTTCACTACGAAATCTTGAATGGTTCATCACAAACTATTCTAAAAAAAATCATACATCGTTTAAAACTCAAGATGGAAAACTTTTCACAGTTCACTGTGCATATAAATCGAGTCTTGATGGGTACAGTAAAAAGCTTTTTGATCCATTCTGTCGCTCTGAAAAGTTTGCATATATAGTCCCCGGAACATCTCATGAAATTCATACGACTTTGGCACAGTTGAATTTCATCAAATGGTGTATCAAGAACAACATCATCGATTACATTAGCACTAACAAATCTTCACTATTTAGTAAGCAATAGACATAAATCCTCCATCAAATACAAATGTCTGATATCCAGTGTAGTACATGTTCAGAGAGTATGTTTTAGCCGAAACATCCACTTCTGTCGTGTCTAGTTTTACTTCTATGTTCGTTTTATCTGACTGTATCTGACTAAAATCCAAGTTCCCCGATGGTTCCACATTGATCGGATTCATCGAGAAACTATATGTATAGATATTTCGGATAGGTCTCGCCAAACGAGTACGATACGGAATGAGATATTTGTAATATTCGTGATTAGTTTTTGTAATATTTGGTAGACGGTTTCCACTGATGTAAAAACTGGCCGATTCCATGATGGGATCGAAAAATGTCGTTTGATCGTCGAAGCTCACATTAGATGAAAAATTAAAACGATTTTGGTATAACCTCTGTTCATTTACATCCGACGAACCAATCGCATCACCTTCATTTTCAAAATCTGTATTTCTCAAAAACCAATGAATACATTTTACAGGAATATCAGGTACGAGATTATTCACAATTGTGTCAATACCAAGATCACTTACCGTAGTTGGATGTTTTTTTACGATATCTGTGATTAGAGTTTGTCTTTCACTGGACAAATAGTTTCTTTCTTCGGGACTGACGGTAATCTCTTCGGTCACGATATTGAACGACTGAAGACTCAGTGTACCAGTGAAATTTGTAAAAAATGTCTGTTGATGAAATTCCAATTCAAACTCAATTTTTTGGCGATGAATAGCGCACACAGGGAAGTAAGGTCTGTTTGGTTTGTTTGAAGAATATTCATCACTCGCATACTTTCTCGAAAAAAAGAAGTGCAATGGGATGACGAGATTTGAACTTGAACGCGCATATTCTTCCTCTCTACTCGATTCATCCAGACCCAAATTTCTATTGACAAGAAATCTATTCGCTACTTTTTCAGAAATTTCGAGGTACAAGTCATCATATATAATTCCCCAATCATCGTGAATCTTTTCAACTTCGAGGCCATCTACAAACATCGTGATGCTCTTGAGAATGTGCCTACCGAGTTGATCAGCATAGTTGCCGTTTGCTATTCCAGGCATTGTTATACTAAGATACATGTTACTCAACAAATCACCCATATTTGTGGGATTAAATTGAACCTTTACAGTTTGTCCAAATGGCCATCCAGCAATAGTCCCATTATTCACTACATTTCGACTTCTGTGATATTTTCTAAATTCGGAATGTCTCTTTGTTTTATAATTAAAAAATGATTCTTCTGGGTCTTTGGAAAGGAGGTGTGTATCCTGCTTTCCAATAGCTTTAAGGGAAATTTTAGCAGCCTCACCCATATCTATTAACTGCTCACATATTTTTAATATCATTCTTCCACATCGTGATGTGACTCGTCTTCATCATTCGCTCGAGATCAATTTCAGCCTGTCGTGCCTCATCTGTGAGTGCCTTGACGCGTTCCTCTGTGTATTCCACCGTCTTCGTGTTTAGGAGGTAGTCCAAGTTTCCATCAATCTTAGGAAAGATGGAGGACATCTCCGCCTCTAATTCCACCTTTTTCCTCTTGAACACCACCAACTTTCCTTCGATCACCATGGAAACAAACTTGGATTTGTGACCACACATCGCAGCCCTCTTTTCAAGGACATCGATGAGGTGCGCCTTTCGTTTCTTGTAGTGGTCGAGACGAAGTTCCACAAAATCTTTCAAGATTTCCTCGGGACTCGCGTACTTGTGAATACCCTTTGTGGGGTGAAAGAGATGCATATTTGAGACACGGAACGTCTTTCTCAACTTGAGATCCTTGAGTAGATCCTTACCCGTATACTCCATGATTTCAAAGTGTACATCTTCGGTGGTTGAATTGTTGACGTACCCCCCGATCAACTTCTTTTCTACGAGACCATCCAGGTATTCCTTATAATCCTGGGTCCATCGACCTGGGGGAAGTTCTGTGACCACTATATTCATTCCTGACCAGTTCCAAACACCTTCCATCATCCATGTATCCTCCTCCTTATGGACAACTCCTTTGAAACCCCTGAACCAGGGTCGCATAGTAACGATTTCATCGCCATTCAAAATCCGCTTAATATTTTCCTTGATGTCAACTGGATTGAATGGAGGCACATAGCAACTGAATCCCGTACCAATACCCTCTGTACCATTCACTAGGACCATAGGGAGGGTTGGCATGTAGAAGTCGGGTTCAATTGAGCGACCATCGTCATCCAGGTAATTTAGAACAGCGTCGTCCCTGGGATCAAAGATCTTTCGCGCATCCTTGGTCAGCTTCGTGAAGATGTACCTCGTCTGAGAGGCATCCTTACCTCCCATAAGACGAGTACCAAATTGACCACATGGTTCGAGAAGGTTGATATTGTTAGACCCAGTGTAATCATTCGCCAACTTTACGATCGTATCCGCTAGGGAAACTTCACCGTGATGGTAAGCACTCTTCTCAGCTACAAATGCCGCCAGCTGTGCAACTTTCATCTCATCCTTGAGATTCTTCTTGAAACAGGAGAACATCACCTTGCGCTGAGAGGGTTTGAGACCATCGGCCATGTGAGCGATGGACCGCTTGAGATCTGCGAGACTGAAATTTACCAAGTCCTTGTGTACAAAGTCTGTGATGTCCAATTGTTTCACACTTCCATATGGAACTTCAAGTTGATCAGCATCTTTCGCGGTGTTCTCCAAAAGCCAAGACTTTCTGGCATCAGCCTTCTTTTTGTCAAAGGCGAGAACAATTGAATCATTTGTCATCGTATCCATATCGAACTTTACAGTCAAGTCTTGTATCTTCTTGAAATACTCTCGAGCTTCAGCACTCGTGGAAGTACCGAGACCCTTGTAGTACTTAATCTTCCAACCTTGTTTCCCATCACCATACCAGGTACGGAATGCAGAGTCTGTGTAGAAGGACTTGGTTTGTGAAGCCTTCGTAGCTTTGATGATTGGTGTGACCATAGACACCACAAATCCAAGTTTCAAAAGACTGGGCCAAAAATAGTGAATCATATTAAGAATGAGACCCTTGATATGACTGCCATCATTATCAGCATCCGTCATGATCATTAGGCGTCCGTAGCGAAGCTCGGATACATTTTTGTAGTCCTTACCCTGTTGGAGTCCCAAAATCTTCTTGAGATCATTGAACTCCTGGTTTGAGGTAAGTTGTGCAACGGAGACATCTCGGACATTCTTACACTTACCACGGAGCGGGAAAACGCCGTAGTGGTCACGACCGACCACTGAGAGACCGGCGACTGCGAGGGTCTTCGCTGAGTCACCCTCCGTCACGATGAGGGTACAGTCCTTTGAGTGCACAGTACCAGCCTTGTTCGCATCATCCAGTTTGGGAATACCGGTAATCTTGGATTTACGCGCCCCACCATCAGACTTTGCGAGTTCCTTCATCTCCTTAAACTTCGAGAGTGCCAAGAGTTCCTCAGCGATTCCAGTCTTGAGTACATTCTTGATGAATGTCTTGGGCATTTCAAACTTACTTCCAAAACTTTGAGCTTTTGAGGTACACTCAGACTTCACTTGACTGGAAAATGTTGGATTCTCGAGGGTTGCCTTGACAAAAATGTTGAAGGCATTCTTCACCTGTTGAGGTCTCAACTTAATCTTTTTTGCCATTTCATCGATTACAGCGTTCGCGATAAGATTTGCGACATGATCGACGTGCGTACCACCCTTATTGGTACAGAGTCCATTTACAAATGAAACTTGTTCCATACCATTCTCAGCGGGTCCGATGCACACCGACCAACGATCGGTATTCGCCGAGTAGACTTCTTCAACACCCCCATGCATCTTGGCATACGCCTCAAATGTTTGTTTGGTGAGAATATCACCGTTTAACTTCACCTTACAGTTTTGGGTAGTACAGATGTTCGCGTCCCAAACCCTCTTTTGGAAAATATTGTAGATTGTGTCGTCCATTTTGGACATCCCGAAACGTTTCCATTCAGGGGTAAAGGTGATGGCGACAGATGACGTAGCACCTGAATGTTTTTTGATTTTTGGGGGGTCGCAGACAGTCATATTCTTTGACCAGGATTGGGTGTAGGTCTGTTTCGTCTCATGGTCTTTGATGACAATGGAAAAGTCGGTTGAGTAAATATTCGCCAACTTGGCACCGTACCCGTTACGACCTCCAACAATCCTTTTTTGAGAGTCATCATAGTTGGTACTTGTGAGGAGATGTCCAAAGACAAGTTCGGGGTTCCAGAGACCCTCCTTCTCATGCATACAAACACTGATTCCACCGAGAGGTCCATTGTTCTCGATGGTCACAGAACCTGATTCCTTATCTATGCTGACAGAGATGGAGTTGACCAGTTTGGGATGGAGGGAGTTGCGATCGATTGCGTTGACCAAGATTTCATCAAATATTTTCAAGAGGGCTGGGGAGTACTTGAGGTTCTTCTTGGTGAATTTATCACCATCGAGGATCCAGTAGGGTTCTGTACCCTGCTCGACAGGACCTACGTAGGAGTCAGGTCTCTTGAGAACATGTTCGATATGTGTGAGCTTTTGTACACTCTCCATACTTTCTTATTTTTATTACAACTCAAATCTCTAACTTAGGAACCAAATTTCTTTTTAACAGATTCAAGAAGTTTCAAAGCAGATAATATAAGTAGTATCTTCTTGGTGATTGGGATCTGTATTTCAGTTGGATGTGGTATAGAAGGTCTCCGCATTTTTTTATGTATTCGTCGTAAAGCATCACATGTCTCAAGATATTTACCCTCTGGCATCTGGTCCCTCACCTCGTCGATAGTGTTCATCACTATGAATAGATCTTTATCTACTGCCATAACTTAGTGTGATAATTTTTCTTTAGATACCTTAAGAGATGTACTTGTATCTCATTGTGGCCATTATCATTCTCATGATGATGATGCAAAATCGTTCGAGGGGTATGAAGCAGTGCATAGAAAAGTTGGTGAAGCAGTCGGCTAAATATGCCATCATGGCTCAACAGGATTCCTCCCCAGTTATGTCGGTGCGTCATGGGAACTATGCCGCGGCTTATGTCCACGCTCTCAAAGACATCGCGAACGAAACACAAATTCACAATTCCAGTGGTATAGATGTCAAGAAGTTCGTGGAACATATATTCAATGTTCAGGATATGACGACGAAAAAAACGGTCGACCAATTCCCAGATTTTGCTGGTCAATCTGATATATATCTTTCAGAAATTGCAGGAAATGCCTAAGTGGGGTCACTTAATCTTAAAAAATAAGAAATAAAAATGGAAATCATTCGTGATGAAATGTGGCAGCGTTGCCTCGCTGATGCGGCTAAGATGTACCGAGTCAGCGAACCAAATGAACCATGTTTCAAACTCGCAAATGCGACTTGGATCATGAAGAAAAAGTATCAGGAACATTTCAAGAAGAAAGAAGAACGAAAAACGATCGTGATTGATAAACCACCAGAAGTGGTAAATAATCAGAGGACAGGAAAAAAAATATGCTGCGCGACGACGATGAGTGGCAAACCCTGTGCATTTAGAGCTACGTGTGGGGAGTACTGTAAAAAACACAGTGTAAAGAATGCACAATTGGGAACCAAAGTAGATGTGAGCAGAATTAAAATCACCGACTAATAGAAACGTGATGTTAGACCAGGAGAGTCTTAGACCTGTAATAATAGCGATGGCACTTTACATCACTATCAGCACCCTCGTACCTCGCATAGCCACAAAACCATCTGGTATCCAAGTTCTTGATGATCTCGTGATGACTATCATCACGCAGAGGGACTCAATGATGAGTGGCACCATTCTCATCGGACTTATCGTTTTCGCCACCAATTACATTCAAGATGAACTCCTCTAGAATATTTTCTCGACTTACTATTTTTTTTGTGTGTTCGTGTTCCATGTGACGAACACGGTTGTCATACGCATGTCTCATAAACTCCAAGAGTTGGTCAAAGTTCGGATTACCCCAAACCATACCCTTTTTGAAGAGAAAATCATCCCTCTCCAACTCTTGAAGTTCACAATCAATCGTATATGGCGTCTTTACGTATTCAGGTGCACCACCATAGTTCGTAATAATGACAGGTTTATCTCGAAGTGCCGCTTCAACTGCACCCATACCAATACCCTCAGAATGTGAAAAACTTACATAACAGTCACAACGATTATGAAGATTATCCATTTCTTCATTTGATAGGAGGTCGTTAATTACTTCAACACGTGGAAACTGAATTTGAATCGGTTGGTTGCATGTAGCTTTCACGACGAGACGTGTGTTTGGTTCATTCAGACGAACGAATGCTTGTAATACATCTCTAAATTTCTTACGAGAATCTGCAATGTTGCCAATATGGTAAAATGTATATGGTTTTTCTTTTGGTGTGGGAATGTGTGCGTGTATCACGTAGAATTCATTGTCAGGAAATTGCCTTGAAAAAACCTTCTTACAGAATTCACTTGGTACGGCGACTTTTTTGAATTCTTTCATGATAAGACCATAATCTTCGTGTACAGTTTCCGTTTCACAAATGGTCATACACACAAGATTTTTTACTCGAGTTCTGACATACTTCAAATATTCCATGTGAGGACTAACTGGCAGCATATAAATCAGGCCACGTTCACATTCAGGAAGCTTACTCCCAAAAACGTAATAGTTAGAATTTGGGTCAAATAATTTCACATATTTTACCGCTTGATTTCCAATTCCACTATTAAGTGCAGGACCGATCACGATCATTTGATATAAAGATAATCTCTCTTTTATATATATAGTACAATGGAATCTCTACGCAAAGAAGTCGAAGATGAACTCAAGCGCACCCGTCTCGATAAGACTCGTCTTTACAATCTCATTCTCAAGCTGATTGATAATGCTGGCACTGGTGGTGGTGGTGCCGGTCCCGCTGGCCCCCCTGGTCCTCCCGGTCCCCCCGGTCCCCCCGGTCCCCCGGGTCCCGCTGGTGAGGTCGCTCCCAAGGCTGCTGCTCCCAAGGAGGTCGCTCCCAAGGCTGCTGCTCCCAAGGAGGTCGCTCCCAAGGCTGCTGCTCCCAAGACTGTCGCGACGCCTAAGAAGGCTCCCGTGAAGAAGAAGGTTGTCGTTTCGGCCTAAATATATATAAAGTTC